GGTGCTCGTAGAACCCGAACCCATCGGGGTGATCCCAGTCAACCCACACAACCGTCGCCACCGTAGAGTCGTTGGAACGAGCGACGTCGATGCCTACAACAACCGGTGTTCTCCACCACTGCTTTACAAGTGGCATTGACACATCGTACATACGATTTAGGCGGTCATCGCTAACGAACATTCCCTTTTCAAGGATCCATTTGTTGCAGTACGACATCTGGAATTCATCAGAGTCTTCCCCAATACGAACCTTTTCTTTTGATATGAACTTTGCGTAGTTAGGGTTGTACTTTGAGGCAACCCGCCAGTCATACTCGAAGTGTGCCGTACGGTGGTTTCTTTTACCATTTATGTCCCGCCGACGGTTGTACTGAATCATCTTGTAAAAGTAAGACTTGTTACGGGTTGCCGTACCAGTAAGGACAATCGAGCCGTTGTTGAACGCCAACATGGGCTTGATTGATTTTGTGATCATGAACTCGTCGGCTTCCTGAGCCTCGTCGATCAGCACGAAGTGGTACGTCTTGGATTCGATCTTGGCCTTGGGGTTACACGTCTGCATACGACAGAGGGAACCACTGTGCTTTAGGCTGATAATTCTTCCCTTACCGCGAGAACCACCAGACGTAGCTTTGTCATCAATCTCTGGGTCAAGCAAGAAGTCCATGGCGTGGTCGCTTGTTAGCTTGCTGACAATGCGGCTGAACACCGTGTCAGCCTGGTCTTCCACTGGGGCGAAGACGCCACACCAGAATCCCTTTTCAAACTTTCCTAACCAAGTTGGGTACACCTTGGATAGCTTAGGTAGGATTACCATCATAGAGGCCATGACGTTTGACAAGACCTCTGACTTACCGGACTGACGGGTTGCAACCAGGGTAATTTCTTCACCGTCTCCCAAAACTATGGATTCAATGATCCGGTACGCGATTGGGATTTGGTACGGGAAAAGAGTGACGTTACAAAACTCCTCGGTAAACAAGATGAGTTTCATAACCAACTGGTCGACAAACTCAGTCGATGCCTCGTCTAGTTCGTTGGAGTCCTCAATGTGAGCTTCTTGCTCTTCCCGAACGTCCTCGTCAATAAGTGATTCATCCATTGTTTCTTGAACACAACTCTTTCCAAATCTCATCAAGACTGTTTAGGGCCGTGGTCACGTCCGCTGATGGTCCGTCTTTGTAATTCCATTGATCAAAAGATTGACCCAACCCAACAAGGATGTTGTTAAACCACAACACTAGTTGGGATGTCTCCATACGCTGTATGCGAGCAACTGAAGATCCCTTAAACGCTTCCTCTGCCTTGGCCCGCATAAACAGTTTCATCACCAATCTCCAATTTCATCAACGGTCACGTTGAGTATACGCCCTTGCATGGCGTGAAGTAGCCCGTCTTCCTCAGACAAGTCTTTGGGGTTTTTCCAAATACCAATTTGGGTTACGTATTTGCCAACCCGTATTTGGATGCCCTTACCCGTGCCCCAGGGAGGAGAGGTTTGGCGCATGAACCCAACAGCAAGGATCTTTGATTTAGGAGTTCCTGTGTCTCTTGTGATCAAGTACAGAGGGCCCGATTTGTGTACTACGTTTAAATAACTCATCGTTTTAATCAAACCTACGCTTAACTGGTGCCTTAACGGCAGCCTTACGTTCTTCTTCACGACGGTACGTAAGCGGGGCGTTGTTTTCACGAAGACCCCAGACATCATCAAATATCCACATTGCCCAAGGGGCCCCAGTTTCGTCATCGATTGTGTACTTGTGTATATCCTTGTAACGACTTGCGTCAGAGTCAACGTACGGCGTTCCCCCATTTAATAGGTTAACCGCCCTACCTACAGAAGTCGAGGTGCTAACCATCCCCCAGTTTGACTCAGGGTTGTCTTTAAACACATACAAAGCTTGTGGTGCTTGGTTGTTCGAGGGGCGGGCAAACGCAACCAAGATGTCCCCGTACACCGTGGATGCGGTGTTCGCGTCGAACCCGTAAAGCATTGCGTTTGCATATTCAGATGACTCAGGGTCTAGGGTTAGAGGTTCCTGCACCCGTGTTGGAATCCACTGCATTGCCTGAACCCTGGTAGACCTGCTTGATCCGTCGCCATAAAACTCTTTATGGAGGTCTGGTCGTGGTGTTGCTTTAGAGGATTTGGTTGATTGCTCTAGCGTTTTTATTTCAGATGGTGGTGGTAGGGTTGGCGTGGTGTCGCCACCACCATCTGAGGGTGGTTCATCTGAAGAACCATCGTCGGAGGACGTTTCGCTCTCGTAGTAAGAGGAAGTGTACCCAGTATCCCCGGCCGCTTCGTCAGCTGGGAAAGGTGTCGAAAACCCAATGTTTTTAGACCAACCTGAATAAGGAACCGGCTCTTCACCTAAATCAGTAAGCGTGCGTCTAACCTTGCGTAATACCGCAAGACGATCCTTGGCTTCTTGAGACATCGGCCTTCGTCGTGCCATTGGTACTCCTAGTTGTAGATTGTGCCCGTGTTCTGTGTACCTTCAACAAACAAATAGGCGGCTATTAGGTTGTTGGATCCGTCTGCAAAGTTACCATAGTTTGAAGATGGGTAACTAAACCTAGTAACAGATGCTCCGTTTGCCGTTACTTTAATAGAACCACCGTTGATACTTGAACCACCAACGTTAACATTATTAATAATAAACGGGGACTCTGAAGTAACACCACCGGAAGTCCCAGTGAGTTCTCCAATAACGTTAAAGCCCTGAGCTGGTGTTTTGCTAGACGGGAACGCCCAAGTTGCGTTTGCGGTACCAGTGCCGTTTTGACCAGACATCAGCATAAACTGAAGACCTAGGGTATTACCAAAATCAGGATGTGTTAATCCTGGTTGATCGGCTGAGTTTACTGCACGCTTTACGTAAACAGTCAGCTTATCAATCTTTCGATACCACGCCGCTGCCGGATCAGATGCAGTGTCTGATTGTAGGTTTTGAATTATCGCACCGGAACCATCTGCTACTCGTTGACGGCCAACGTGTATTGGGCCCACGTTCAACAAACTCCAGTAAACATTTGAACGCCCCGTGGTAAGAGCCCCTCGATAAGAAGGCCCATTGTTTTGAGACAAACGGTTATAAGCCCTAACATAAAAGCGGTAGTTCTTACCTTCACTAACAGTAATGTCTATGGTTGTGTTAGTCGTTGTAAAAACGCCCACCTGGGCTATTACTTGCTCAGCGTCGTTTACTTCGTTTGCTTCTACATAATAAGTAACAGTGCCGGTGCCTGAAGTAGCTACGTTGTTCCAAGCAAGTTTGGCGGTAGTCCTGTCACTTGAGGTCATGCGGCTCCAACTAATAGTTGGGACCGCCGGTACTGTTGGGTCAGTTGTAGCAGAAGCTGAAGTGGTGTTACTGGTTGTTCCTGATGTTGCAGCAACGGCAATAACCGTTATTGAATAGCTGGTTTCCGGAGACAACGAAGTTACGTTGAAGGGAACGTTGGCAGAGACCGGGGTATCAATATAACTTCCTGATCCAATACGGTATTGGTATTTCTGGATCGGGTAAGTACCCGCGGTAGATGGACCAAACTGAACAGTCAACTGGGTTGTGCCAGTTGGAGATACGCTCAATGAACTTACGGCAGATGGGGCTACCTCTGAGGTAGTAGATGTGACCCCGCTTGCTGTTAATCCGTATTGTTGTGCGTTATCTTTGACCCGCACTTCGTATGTGTAGCTGGTATTGGTTTCTAATCCAGTTAAGTTTATGGTTCTTAATTCTGGGCTTATCGAGTACCATGTACCAAATGACCCGGAAGTTAGTTTATACCGGTACTCAATAGCGTTTACGGGGAAAGCGCCATTTGAAAATGTAAAGTCAATCCTAATTGCAATTGCAGACGCAGTTGCAGTTAGGACAGGCTGCCCCGGGGGTTCGGCGCTAATGTTTCCTAATGCCCGAGCCGAACTACCAGTAAAGGTATTAAACAGCGGCATAGGTTATACCGAATCAAATTTAGTGCGTGAACCAAGTACAGTGTAGGTAGGAGTGTCAGCTGTTTTGACAATCGTAAATGTGTACACATCGATTGCGCTGGTGTTTGCCGTTGGTGCCAAGGCGTTTTGCCATTGAATTGTTTGCGAAGTTCCATCAATTGTAAACCCAGCTTGAACAACACCGGTTGACCCAAGTTGTACTGCAAACGAAACAGTAATACTTTGGCCCGTAGTCAACAAACTACTTAGTGTAGTGCTGCTGTCTCCACGAACGTTTAGTGTCCAACTGTGCGTTGCGTCTGCTGTGGTGTACCAAGCGCTGGAGGTGAGCACGTCTAGGTTACGAACAGCACCTGTACTACCAGATGGGGCGGCGGGTACAAGGTTCCAT